CATTGTGCTGCTTTCGCGAAGAACCTGAGCTGCCTGGTTCTCAAGCATTGTTGCCATGTTCTCACGCTTTACGTCGTCCATACCTCTAAGGAGTCCAGTGCGAGACCATTTCTCAACGAGGCGCTTATTTTGCTGGCCTACGTGGCGGTCTCTAATACCTTCTGTTAATGTTTGTAGTGTAAAACTCATATGTTTTTCCTTCTTTTAATTAAAATATAAAATAAAATTACTTCTTAATACCAGCTAAAGTTGCCCAACGATCAAGTGCTACATTCTCATTAATAGTCTGAGCACTCTTTACAGGTTGTGAAGAGGAACCACGAGTTCTTCTCAACGAACCTTCCGAAAGACGTCTGTTGCCAGTACGTTTCTTGCCTGATAGAGACTTAGTTAAGCTTTCAAAAAGAATCTTTGCTTCGCTTATGTTCTTTGCACCATCAAGTGATTCAACAATATTTTTTTGCTGATTAATAGAGAGATCTCTATTTTGCATTAACTTGTTAGCATAAAGAAGCTTAGCGTTGAAAAGGTTCATTTCAGTTAGCTGGCCTTTCATTTTACGAAGTGCCTTTTTATGTTGTGAAAGCTTCCTTTCTAGCATACGATTCATGCGTACGACTTTTGCAGCTTTCATTTTAATTTCATGAAGTTTGTTGAGTTCTACACCGTCAACAAATACCTCTCCATCAACTGAACCACCTCCAAAGTGTGATGCCATTTCTTTAGCTTCACCCTCACGGAGATTCTTCATCTTGCTAATTTCTCTCTTTAACATTCTTTCATCGATTTCTAAAATTACGTCACCAGAGTTACGACGTGACTCAACTTTACGAGCACTAAGTGTTTCATCGACATCATCACCCATAGCTTCGGGATCGACATCTTCTTCTGATTCAAAAAGACCTGCTAGATCTAGCTCAAGATCACCTTCATCAGCATCTTCATCAGCATCTTCATCAGAGTCTTCAGACATGTCAGCAGATTCGCCGCCAAGACCGCGAGCGCTGCTACTAAGATCACTAAGCTCTCCTGATAGTTTGTCTAGTTCATTAGCTAGATCTTTTGCAGACATGCCTTCTAGATCTTCTTCCATTGACTCATCGTCCATAGGCTCGTCACCCATGTCTTTAGAGTCCATGTCACCCATGTCGTCCATGTCGTCACCTTCTTCATCACCTTCAGCTTCAAAAAGATCCATTTCCAAAAGATCTTGAAGGTTCTCGTTAAGATATCTTCTATTTTTACGTCTAATTGACATATTTTGTAACTCCTTATTTAATATATAAAACTCTTTCAAGAGGTCGGTATCTTTTTTAAATATGCTGTTGCTTTTTAAATTTGCAATTTCGTTAACTAATTTTTTGTATAAAACAGCAATTCTACCAGCACTTGCTCTACTTTCAACAGAACTTTCAGCAAGAATAATTGCTTTCTGTATTGAAGCCAATCCTTCTCTTAGTTCAACAATTTTATTTAAAACTGATTCTCTTTGAGAGTTAGTATTAATAAGCTTGTTTAATACTCTTCTAGACTCAGCATTCAACTCTACTCTAGATAGTTCATCAACTTTTTCTTCTTGATCTTCACTAGCACAGTCTTCTTCGTCAACTCTTTCAGATGAATACTCATAACTTCCGCACTCTTCTGATGTTTCTTTGCTTTCTTCTTCAAAAAGCTTTTTCTCAACCATTAGCTTAATTTGAGGTGAAATAGACTCAATTATTTGCTTTTTTGCCTTTTCCTCAGCAGCTAACTTAATTTGTTCTGCTGCTTCAATCGCCTCATTATATAAACTGCTACTCATATGTCAATCCTGCTTTGTAAACATTTATTAATATATATCAACTCAAAACTGTTTTTAGTCAAATCTTCTTCTTTTATACTTGTTAACGTTTTCTTCATCATAGAATTCTTTTGATGAAGTCCTGTCTAAAATGTCATAAGACGAAATACCATCAAAGTCATTATAAGCTTCTTCGTCTAGATCACTTCCATAAACAGCTTCAGCACCATCTGTTGTTGCATTGTGACTTTGTTTATATCCTTTGCTATTTATATAAGCACCTGTATGCACACCACCCATTGAACCTAAAGTCGTTGAGTCAATATGATAGTGTTTTCCAGACTTACCGCCAGTATTTTTTGCCCATTTACCAGCTGCATTTAAGTTACCACTTATACCTATCTCTACAATTAATGCTTCTTTTATATACTGTTTTAAACATTGCTCAGCAACAAGGTTGCCACTTATGTTTTCACCAGAAGCAATAACAGAAGCAATACTGTTACCTAATCCACCAAAATAAGAAGTATCTGTCCCCTTATGCGCTAAACTATCTGTCGGCTGAACTTGTAAAGATAGACTTAGCTTATCTTCAATATCTAACTTAAACTTTTCTTTATCTTTATTTTTCTTCTTCTTGCTTGCTTCTAGCTCTTCTTCATCAACAACATCATATGGACCTTTAGGCGAGCTTAATGCATCACCCATTCCTTGATATTCTTTTCCAAGTCTGCTATTGGGATCTCCTCCTAATGATGCAATACCTAAACCAGTTCTTCCATCAGGTGCACCAACGCCACCACCTGCGTTAGGATTAGTATTATTATTGTAGAATGGAGATTCGTTCATTTAATAACCTTAAGGTTGTCTGTAGTCTATAGGATCAGAGTCAAAGTCTTTTGATTCACCTAGAACAGGAGGTTCAGAAGATACGTCTGTAGAGTTATAATGCCTGCTGAAGTACGTACCTATGGTTGACGTTGTTGTGCCTTCTTCATTTTTACCTGGGTGATTCCAGCCAAAACCTCTTGATTTATCATTTTCGCCACCTAAAGGTTCATCTGAGCCTGCCACAACTGCACCTGTTCCACTGCTAAGAGCATTAATATCTGGTGGTGCAAGATTAGGCCCTTTTTTGTTAGGAAAATCATCTTGATCTAAGTCATCATACATAGAGACAGTACCTTCTGATCTTTGACTAATACGACCTGTAAAATCTGGATTTGATCCTGCAATGTAAAGGCCTGAATCTAAAGCGTTAAAAACTTCTACAGACTGACTAAAAACAGTATTTAAACCATCAGGATCATCAAAACTAAAAATTGTAGATGTATCTGAGCCTATTCCTAGATCGTCGCTTACTGATCGCGCTTGATTTCTTGCTATATAAGCTTCTCTTTGTCTTTCTATTTGATCGTTTTTTGTTGTTGCATTTGTAAATTCATCGCCAGCTCTTCTATAACCTGCCATTTAAAGATCCTTTCGTTATAATTTAAAAACTTTATTAGATACCTTTAAGTATTCTTCTTTTAAGTTCTCTTTTTATTTCTTGAAGCTTCTTTAGATCTTCAACCATTTTTGATTCTTTGAGCTTGCAAAGCTGATAATAGTTCATGCATTGTGTTACAGACTTTGCTAAATCTTTTGCATCAACTTCTTTTGTTTGCTTATGAACTTCAGTTGGGTGACGCATGCCTAATTCTAATGTCTCCATTAGATTTTTGCGCTCTTCCCTTACAATTCTTCTAATATTGGCTTCTGTTAAAGCAATTCTTTTGCTTCTTGACATAGTTGTACTCCATAGTGTATAAAATATAATTACGCTACTAAATATAACTTATCAACGATTTTTTATTTATAATTTACTTTTGCTTATCTGAAAATGCTAGTTTTGCCCAGTTTGATGATGTTCCACTAAACAATTCCATAGGATCAGACTCACTAGCTAATTGACTATAAGCATCTTTAGGCTTTGCAGTAAATCTATTTGATCTATCTGCATCAGCTTGCTCTTGCAGTGTTGTTTTTGCTGTATCAGCAAGAATACCTGCCATTATTGGATCACTTGTTGCTTGATCAATTATTTTTTGAGTTTTATCTTCAAAATTTTTATTTTTTACTTTGTTTTGCTTTATATTGTCTCTAGTGTTATTTGTCTGATTAACAGAAATACTCTCGTTTAACTCTTGAGTATCACCACCTGTTAAACCTTCAGCT